AAGATGGATGTTCTTCTCAATCTGCTCGTTGAGTTTTGTCTCCATGTCATCAAGTTTTTCTACCATGCTCTCAAGAACATCATATTTATCTTCAGGAATTGATACATAATGTGCTTCAAAAAGTTCCTTCATGCCTGAGAGGAAACTCTCAGTCATTTCGGTTTTCAGTCCTTGCTCGATTGCAAGTTCATTTTCGGTGAACCATTCATCGGCAACATACTCAAGATAAGAATCTACTCTTTCTGCGAGTGCTTCTTTGATTGTCTCGACTTCCTCTACGAGTTTTTCCTCGTATTGTGCTTCGAGTGCCTCTTTGATTTCTCCAACTTTAGCAGTCAGAGCAGCTTCAAAGATAGTTTTTGCTTTTTCTCTAAACTCTTCGGAGAGTTCTTCGCCACCAAGAAGAGCATTAACATCTTCTTCGATGTCATACTCTTCAGTCTCTTCTACCACTTCTTCAGTCTCTTCAACTTCAGCTTCAGCAAGAACTTCTTCATCTTTCAGTTCTTCTTCTTCCTTGACTGCCTTCATAGCATCAGCACCTTTAGCACCCTTGTTTACAACGTCTCTCACTTGCTTGAGGGTTGCGCCAGGTGTCTTCAGTTTTGCTGAATCGTCATCAGATCTATAATTTTCTGGGGTAGGTCCTCCCAGATCTTCTACGGAACCGAGTTGGGTTCCGGGATCCGACAACTTAGGCATCGCTTCCGCTGCTTTTGCGCCTGCATTAACAGCGGTTTTGGATTGCTTAGTGCCTACTTCCATTTCTTGTAAATCTCCACGAGACATTTGAACTCTCCGTTTAACCTTAGTTTTAAACTATATTTATTTATAAATTAAAGATTTGCGAGAAAATCATTGAATAAGTTTAACTTATTCTCTTCTAATCTCTTTTGATCTACAAGAGTGTTGATAGTCTTGTAGGTTTTTTGTGCATACTTTTCTCTAAGAATGCCACCATCCCATACCCATTCTTTACCTTCCATAATTCCCGAAACGAACGCATCTGGAGCAGAAGGATCAGCAACGATATCAGCAGCAGTAGCAAGCATGAAATCTTCGCCAACTACATTGTATCCCTCTCTTGTTTGTCTGAGGGATCCAATTCCACGAGAAGAAACACCGAGTTTTACACCTTCATCAATGAGAGAAGATGCAATCTTACCCATTGGTGTATTTAAGATCTTTGCCTTACCAATGAAGTTAGAACCACTTTCTTTCAGAGAAACAATCTTGTGAGAGACTCTATCCAGATTTACGGTAGGACCATCTGGGTGTCCAAGTTCTCCAAGTGCTCTACCAGCAACAACGTGATTTTCATTGTATCTTGCGACTTCGCGGCGAAGGGTTTCCATAGGATACATTCTGCCATTTCTATTGCAGATGTTTCCTTGGAGGAAAATACCTTCAATATACAATGATTTTTTACCGTTGTTGCTTTCAACGATAAATTCTACTTGTTCGATTTCTTCTCTGATGAGTTTCATGGCTTTAGTTAGTGAATCCTACTTTTGCTGCTTTGATTGCTGAAGATGTCCAAATAACATCAGTTGGAAGTTTTTCTAAAAACTCAACCGAGTTTGCTGGCATACTAAAATAATTAGTGGTTGCCGCACCAACAATTGTTGAAACTCCAACAGTAATAATACCTCCGGTATCATTATGAAGTCTTACACAAGTTGCATTACTGATGCTTGTAGCAGCACCAGCAGTTGCACCAGTAGCAACTTCAGTTTCAATTATCTTAGTTCTTTGCATTTTTATGATGAAGTCTTATACTTTTTATTTATGATTCTTCGTATTCTTCAGTATCTTCTACTTCAACTTCAGTTTCAAATTCATCTTCACCAAAGAGTGAATTTGATGCAACTGGTTTAAATGAATCTACTCTTTCTGCTGCTTTTGCAAACAAAAGATCCTTAATTTTGTCACTAATCTGAGAAGGACTCTCATCAGAAGTGATCATATCCATTAATTCATCCATGAGTTTATCAATAGTATTCGATGTTATTTATTAAATTTCTCCACCCTTTGGAATTTCAACTGCCTTTTCTTCCTTTCCTAAATCTGGTTCCATTACTGGTTGTCCTAAATCCATAGGGGCAGCACCCTGAATTGGTTGTCCTGTTTCTGGATCGATTTGCATTTGAGAAGGATCTGGGATAATACCGTCTTCAATTTCTTTTTTGATGAGTAAATCCTGCTCGATAATTTCTTGATCAGTTTGACGAAGAACCTTTCTTCTCAGATAGTCTTGTGAGAAATATCTACCAACATAAGGTTCTGCTGTTGCTGCCAAACTCAGTCTTTCATTGAGAAGTTCTGCTTCTTTGAGTTCTGAGAAGTGGTTATCATATAAGAAATCATACTGAATATGCTCACTCATGATGTGCCAGTCTTCTGGAGTAATAATATTTTTAAGAATGAGTTGAGTTCTCAGCATATCATTGAACATATTTGAAAATCTCTTTCTCAAACGTCCAACAAACTTACTGAATTTAAGTTCATCTCTCAGAATTTCTGATGATCTACCTAAATTAAATCCACCATCACCACCAACTCTAGTGGGTGGAACATTCAGCGACTTATAAAGTTTCTCTTGGAAATATTTGATATCTGTAATTTCTCCGAGATTCTGTCCACCCGGAAGAGTTGAAATTTCTGTGCCTCTACCACCTTCACGACGAGGAAGCCAAAAATCTTCAAGCATACTCATGTATTTTTTATCATCACGGATTTCTCCAGTGTTTGCATCATAAACAAGTTTGTTACGATAACGCATCATAACATCACGAAGATATTGTTCTGCCTTTACTTTGGGAAGATTGCCCACATCAATGTAGAAAATTCTACGCTCAGGAGCACGAGACAAACGGTAAATTACAAGTGAGTCCTCAATCATGCGAAGTTGATTGAGTGCTTTGATTGCTTTGTGAAGATATGATAAAGTTGATCCCTTATTTCTGTCTACCAATCCTGAAGTGCAATAAGTGATGGAATCTTTTGACATTTTGATTCCATTGTTTGCTCCAGAAGCAGTTGGATTTTGTGTAGGATAAGATGTTTTTGGACTATAGATGAAGTATTCCTCAATTTCTGGGAACTCATAATCCATAGGATTATCAGATTGCATTCTTGCAAAAGTATTCCCGTTATCTTTTTTCTTCTTGTTTTGACGAACATAACGCATCTTAAGTGCGTCAATATAACGAAGTTCTTGAATTCCTTCTTGAGGATTCTTTAAATCAATTACTTTGTGGTAATACAATCTACCGTCAATATACCAATTCCTATAAATTTCGTGAGACTTTTTATCGAAATCTAAAAGTTCTAGAATATACTTAAACTCATCTCTAATTTTTTTCTTAATACCATCACTTGCGTTCAGATTATCTAAGTCAATCTGAACAGGACTATCATTTGTATCTGATACAATTGCTTCGTTTACAATATCTTCGATGGCACTATCACACTCGGGATGAAGTGCCATCTCACGATATCTTTTGATAAGATCAAATTCAGTTCTATAAACACCTTCAATGTCAACATATGAACCAAAAAAACCACTACTCAAGTAGTGATCAACCCCGTCCTCATTATTAGGAGGAACGGGGGAAACAGTACTTGGTGATAGTGGTTCAGTATCCTCAATAGAGAATCCAAATAATTTTGCCATTATTAAAGTTCTTGACTACTTATGATCTATTTATCAAGCTCCAGAACCAGCAGCTTCTGGGAAGTAGTATTGAACCTGGAATTCTACAGTGAATTCTTCGATGGTATCGGTTGTCTCGTATGAAAGATCAATTGCTGAAATATTGGTTGGGAAAATATCGATGAAGCGATATTGTGCCAAGATTCTAGCAGGATCTCCAGTTGTGTTGTTACCTTGCTGATTTGAAGGACTTCTTCCGAGTTGATAAACAATTGCGTTACCCATGTAATCTGCTGGGTTAGACAATCCAGAGTGATCTCCATATTGTCCAAGATTCTGCATCCACGCTTCAAATGCTCTTCTGTGGGAGAAGTCTTCATCGTTGATGACGGTTACAGTCCATACATCAAATGTTCTGTCACCAGCAACTTTCAGAGTTCTACCTCTAAAAGGAACTTCGATTGGGGTGATTACAGATGCTGGCAGAGCAGCTGCCTTGCAAAGGAAACGGAAATTTTCTTTGTCAAATTGTCCAGTTCCGTCTCCTTGAACCCCGATGTTTACACCAGATGGAAATGTAACGTCAACCTCAAAAAGGTTAGGGCGAGCACCACCACCAATCAGTTTTGATTTAAAGTTTGAAATGCCTCTTGTTGGAATTTGTGCCATTTTTAGGTTCCTCCTTTAGTAATTTATAATCTAAAATCAAACTCTACCAACAACTTCTTCGAAGCTTACACCAGTTCTGGTGGCAACGAATGTCA